GCTGCGGCCTGAGCCATGGCCGCCGCCTGCCGCGCTTCGGCGGCCGCCTCGGCCTCCGCCCGTGCGCGCCGTGCAGCGGCAAGCTCGCGGTCAAACAGATCGGCTTCGGCAGTGCGCAGCCGCTGGGCCAGATCGGTGTTGCCAACGCGCTCCGCGGCCAAAGCCTTTTCCTCGACGCGCAACTTTCGCAGCTCTTCCCGCGATCGACCGACCTGCGCAGCCTGCCGTTCGAGCTGCCTGACCAGGCCCTCGCCAGATGCTTCGATCCGCTTCATCTCGCGCGTGGTCACACCGCCCCATTGCACCACGCTCGCCTGGGCGGGTGCGAAGTCGAGACCCGTGGCCGCTGCCTTCTCGATGTTGGTCATGGCGCGCACCGCCTGCGCCTCGGCAGTGCTCGCCGCACGGCCGAGCTGCTCAAGCACGTCGAAAGAGCCGCCGGCGTTGATCGCGAAGGCGACCTCCAGCGTCGGAGGTGAGTTATCCATCGGTCCTCCTTTCCGGAGATCAGCCGAGCACTTGCCGGAGGTTTTCGATCTCGGCCGCGCGGTGCCGCTCGGTCAGCGGTGCGCGCCATGGCGGCGGGCAGGTTTCACATTCGGCCTGATGGCTCATGCCGACATAATCGGCCGACAACCGACGGATCAGCCGCGCCTCCCATGGCGCAAGGGCGACGCCGGTCACCCGCATCCACGCGTCGATTGTGGGCCAGGACAGGGGCACGACGCCCATGCCGGCGGCCTCGCTCAGCCCGATCTCGACCAGTCGGTCGGTGATATGCGGTGCCGGGTTGGGCGGCATCTGCGGGACCAGGCCCTGCCGGCGCATCCGTTCGAACCGGCTGATGGCCGGCACCTCCGCATTGCGCGTCGCGCGGCGCGAGTCTGCAGGCGGCTTGGGAACCGCCTGCAACCATGCGAGATACCGGACGAAGAGGCTCAGCTGATCGCCGAGCCGGTCTTGAACTTTCCCCAGTCGCCGAGCGCCTTCAGCACCTGCTGATGGATGAAGCCAAGGCTGCGGTCGAGATAGAATTGCTCGAACAGCTCGGTGCCCGATTTGCCCTTGGCCGGCGGATAGGTGAAGTTGCGGAATTCGGCGGTGATCGCCGCCAGATCCTCCGCCTGCTCCTTCGCGCGCTGCTCGGGCGAGGCCAGCGCCACCTTGCCGTCATTGTCCTGCATCCGCTTCACGGCACGGTTGGTCTGGCGGGCCTCGACCTCGCCGAACTGGCGCGAGCCGGGGCCGTAGACGACGATCTCGCACGGCTTCCCGTCAGCGTCGTAGAGATAGTCGCCGGCGGCGCTCTTGATGTGGATCGGGGCGGTCGAGGCCACAGCCTCGTTGGTGATGTCGAACATGGGTGCTTCCTTGTGGTTTGCCCCGCCAGTGGGGCTGGCGGGGCGGTGTTGGCGGGCGAAGGGGGCGGTTACGGCGCGGCGACCTTCACCACGCGGGTGTCGATTTCGATCGTCGGATTGGCCATGACGATGCTGTCGGCATTGCCCGTGTTTTCCGGATAGCCGAACACGCGGCCCTGGAAGTAGCGGATAGCTCCGTCCGGATAGGTCAGCCGGAACGCATAGAGCTTCGAGCTCGCGTCCTCGGCCGCCGTGCGCAGCAGGGCCTGCCCCGCATCCTCGTCGTCATGCGCCAGCGAGGGCTGGAGACTGCCATAGTCGACCGAGCCCTTGTGCTTCTGCTTGGGGCCTTTGAGCGGCTGGAACTCGACCTTCGCGAAAGTCGCGCCGACAGCGCCGATCTGCTCGACCTCGCCGATCTCGGTGTATTGCAGCGCCGCATAGCCGGCCGCATCCTGGGTGGCGGGGGTCGCCGCCGAAATGGCGAGCGCCGTGCCCGCCGCCGTGGTGGAAGCCATCTCGTTTCTCCTTTTTCACGAGCCGGCATGCGCCGGCGGAAACCATCCCGGTCGGGATGATCGTTCAGGCACCGCGCTCGACGTTCGGCGACGGCAGCATCGGGGCCGCATTTTCGCGGCGGGCAACGCCCGCAAGGCCGGCGGCCCGATAGTTTTCGAACGCGCCGCGCTCGATCTCGACGACCGTGCGGGCCTTGTATCGGACGCCCAGCCCCGCGTCGGTGAAGTCGCGGCGGATGAACGCACGGATGATGTTCTGCATTTGTGCCTCCCTACAGCAGGACTTCAAAGCTGACCTTGAGGTCGAAGGTCTGCTCGAAGCTGTCACCCGGCCCCGCCATGTCGGGACCGACCCCGGCGCTCATGATCGAGATCCGCCGCGCCGGCAGAAGGTCGCCGGTCCAGCCCGGGCAGATCTTGCCGACAAGAGCCACCACCGCGCATTGCTCGCGATAGGTCCGCGCGCGCACCGTCACCGCGACGCGCTCGATCTGGCGCACGGTCCTTGCGCGGCGGAGGCGACGGCGCTCCATCCGGCTGACGCAGCGCAGCGATAGCGCCGGCAGCCGAACGCCCTCGGGCAGCTCGCCCGCCTTGATGCTCTGGGCGGGGAGGATCGCGATCAGTTCGGGGGCAGCGCGCAGCAATTGCCCGACGATTTCCACCCCCGTCATGACGCGTCATCCTCCGCTGCGGCGATGATCGCCCCGCCCCTTATCCTCGAAATGATGTGCGTCTGCGCCGCCTGCTCGGCTTCGCCCGCCTTGCTATCCAGCGCGGGGCGCAGGAACGGATGCGGCCTCGCCCCCGGGTGGTAGACCGTGCCGGACACATAGGCCCCCTGGATGACCAGGACCGGGTTTTCGCGGCGATTCATCATCCTGTTGATGCGCCCGACGCTCTTCCCGCCGCGCTGGGACTCGGCGACCTGGATGAAGTGCCGCGCGGTGCCGTATTCCAGCCAGGGCGCGATATAGGCCCCCTCGCCCTTGACCTGGATCTTGCAGACGATGCGGTCGGCCTCGATCGCGGTCACGACGTGCACTGCGTCGCGCACCTGCGACGAGATCACCCGCGCCTTGGCCTCTTCGGCGATCACCTTGCCGGCCGCACGCGCGGCACCGCGCAGCACCTGCTCCGGCAAATCGTTCCCCAGCCGGGCGGCGTAAACGGCAAACTCGCTAAAGCCGCGCGACGTGGCCATCCGGTCAGGCCCCGGATCCGCCGACGATATGCTCCTCGACCATCAGCTCGATGCCTTCGCGCCGCCCGATCTCGGCAGGGCCGGAAATGATCTGCATCACCCGATCCCCCATCACGATCCGCATGTCCGGGGTAATGTCGCGGCGGTATCGCATCCTGACGCGGGCGACACGCGAGCTGGTCGTGAACCCGGCGGCGCTATCTTCACCGCGCGACATCAGGCGATCCTGGACATGCGCCCATACCCGGTCGACCAGCACCCAGTTGCCCGAGCCTGCCCCGTCCAACGCATCGTCGGCCACAGGCCGCTCGATCCTCACCAGGTCGCGGAGCTGGCCGCTGCTGATCTTCACAGGGCCCGTATCCGGAACTGCTTCAGCAGCGCGTGCACGGTCAGGCTCATGGGCACCGCGGTCGCAGTGCCGGCCGTCCATGATTCGCGCTGCCCGTAGAGATCGGCGACCATCAGGTTCAGGGCCGATCGCAGGCGATATGGCACCTCTTCCGGGTCGTGCCCGGCGATGTAGGTGACCGCGACCGCATCGCGCGCGGCGGCGTGGGCCGGCCATGGCCCAGCGGCTGAACTGACCCTTGCCGGTCGCCGGCCGCGCTCGATCACCACCATGTCGGTGGGGAGCTGGATCGTGGTCGCGTCGCCGCGCTGCCGATAGGACGCGTCCTGCACCTCCCAGATCGGCCAGGCCCGCAAACGGATCTCGGACCAGCAGGCCGCATATGCAGTGACCGCCTGACGTCCGATCAGGTGCCCGGTTTCGTGCTGAATGGTCTCGGCCGCCGCGTAAATCAGCTGCTGGATCAGCTCGTCTTCCTCGTTCCCCTCGACGCGCAAATGCCGCTTCACGTCGATCAGCGGCATCGCGGCTTCGATGGCGTCAAAGTCGATCATTCCGCGGCCTCGCGCTCGTATCGATAGGTCACGAAAGGCGGGTTCTCGCCGACGAAGCTTAGCCGCACCGGCTCGCCGTCCAACTCGGCCTCGCGGGCCAGCCTCGGCCGACGGCCGCGCTGATTGGGGATCAGCGCCAGCAGCTGGGCGCTCTCCCCGGCCATGCCGTCAAACACGCCCTCGATCACCAGGCGACGCCGGCGGCCATTGTCGATGGTCATTGCTGCCTCACGATCAGGATCGCCGTCCGCTCGAACAGTTTGTAGGGGTCGGCCGATGTGCGGATCAGGGCGGACACGCCGATCTGCGCGCCTGCGCCCGAAAATGCCGCGGCCGAATGACCCGACCGAGCAGCCTTGATCCAGATCTGGATTTTGCGGCGGTCGGGCGAAATGACCGGTCGTCGTCCGGGATCGGCGTCGATCTGCACGCCCAGCGCCGCGCCCTCGGCTGAAATACGCAGCCGGTCAATCTGGACGATATCTTCGCCATCGGCCAGCAGCGCCGACCAGTCGATCGCAAATGGTGTGCGGTCTGAAGGGTCGAATGGGGCGGTCCATGCCTGCGCGTTGAGCGGCAGTGACGCACCGCCTCCGGTGCCCGCCGGCACCACCTGCAAGCGCACCGTGCGGTCAAACGAGGCGATGATGTCTCCGATATCGGCGATCGGCGAATCCTCGACCTCACCCGCTCCGGAGGCGATTGGCATTGCGAGCGAGATTGCACCGATGCCCTCGATCGGCGGCCTGCCGCCCGCGCCGGTGGCAATAACTCCGCTGATATTGCCGCCCCCCTGTCCGGCAATGGCCACATCGCCATCGCCCTGGAGGGACAGCTGCCCCAGCGAGGCTGCGCCACCACCGCTCACCGGCGGGTTCTGGGTCGTCTCGAAAGCGCCCGCCGCGCCCGAGCCATCGTTGCGCCGCGCGATGCCCGCCAGATCGAACGCGCTGAGCGCGCGCCCCGCCGGGATGCGGCCATAGGCGGGCGAGGTCAGTCCGCTCAGGCGATAGTTGCCGTTTCCCGGCCGCGCCTGCCCGCTCTGGTCGCCCTCGAACGGCACGACGCTGCCGATGATGCTTGCCGGATCGGCATATTCACCGATCCAGTTACTGCCGCTGGCATTGGTCGCGGTCGCGCCATTGGTGTCGCCGATCATGATGACATTCCAGCCCGACCCGACGCCGTAGCGCGGATGCCAGTTGCCGGTGCGCCCCGCCCCGGTTCCGAAGGTGTCGGTCTTGATGTTGAACTGGCTGAAGATGCAGCCGCGCCGGCTGATCCGCTTCGACACCCCGGCCGCGCCGGCAACATCGGCATAGGCAAGGTTCGACCGCCCGGAGATATCCACCCCCGGCACCGTCAGATGGTGCAGCACGACATTGGCGAGCGGCTGGACCGCGCTGTCGGCCCCGATCTGCAGGGCCGGTTCGGACGGGGCCGCGGCCGCGCGCTCGATCACGACATTGAGCATGCCGATGCCAAGCGCCACCGGCCGCTGGAAGCCCAGCTGGCACGGCACCGACAGGCGCATGAACATGCTGCTG